TACAACATTTGGAAACCCAGCCTGATGTATTCTGATCGCATCAAAAGTAGATTCAACAATAATAACTCTATCTCCAATACGCTTAGCTCTATGAATATTAAACATTGTTTTACTACGTGGAAGATTATTGCTATTCTTAAATCTTTTTTCAGATATAGACCTTCCCACTAAACCTACTGGAGTGCCATCTGGACTGTGAACTGGAACAATAACCATTCCTAAATTGGAAGAATATCCTAATTTAAAATAATGCATCGAGTCAATATTTATTCCTCTATGCTGAAAATATTCTTGTGCATGTTTATTTTTGCCTAGGTTATTGTATAAATCATCTAATGTTTGTTGGGAAAACTCTACAAAGTCTGGCTTATCTTCAAACATTGATTTTAATTCTTCATCAAAATTTTCTATAGATTCCGCCTGCTTTGATTCAATATACCTCAATGCCTGATATTCATTTTTGCCAAGCGCTTCTTTTACAAGATCCATTATAGTTCCAGTTTTTCCGCATGACGGATTAAAGCAAATGTAAGCCCCTTTAGTCCTGCTCACACTAAAACTTGGCGTATGTCTATTTGAATGAAATGGACAATAGGATAAATAATCATTTGAAGTTTCACCTGCAATATCTATTCCAAGACTTTTAATTACAGACTTTATGTGAGCTGGCGTGTATTCCGTTTGACTGGTTTGTTTTGGGTTATACCCTCTAATTGCCATGCCTTCTTCTTTCCCACATAAATTCCATGGATGGTCATTAGGAACTTCCATGTCTCGCCTGTAAATTCTACCGAGAAAGCTGGATCTATGTCAAGCACCCTTATATAACCAGCGTCACGCATTTGACTCGTCAACAGGTTTTCATATTGATTTCTGATTCTAATAATATCAGAATCATCAATAAATTCTACTTCAATTTGAAATCTTTTTATTTTCTTGTGAGTCATTATTTAATTCTGGTAAATTTTCGTAGATAGGCTTAATAATTCCACGATTAATGTCCCAATCGAGAAAAAATCTAAAATCTTGACCGTGACGGTTTTTTCTAGATACAACCTCTATCATATCTGTATTAGCATGCTTATGAATAGCAATAGCCATATCAGCATCGTATTCAATTGCTTTAGACCATGCTACCTGACTCATCATTGGTGGCTCATCTTGATCTGAAATATCATCTGCAGTGGCTGCAGTAATATCTATAATTGGGATGTTGTTGGACACTGCTAATAATTTGAAATCTCTTGAGATATTTCTATTTCTTTCAACTTCTGAATTACTGCGCTTATTATCATTAAACAATTGGTGGTAATCTAAAATAACTAAATCTGGTTTGTGTTGATCAATTTTGCCTTGTATTGTTGAAGGAGTGACTTCTGCCGTGCCCTCATTAGAAACCAGGACAAAGCTGTTCTTGCCTTCCGTGGTTTTTGTTGCCCATGACCTGAAATCATCTAAATTAATATCTCCTTTTGATAAATCACTAGCACGGAACAAGCCTGAACCGAGCATCGTATAAATTCTATCTCGCATATTCTCTGGAGCCATCTCCAGAGAAACTATCATTGGCTTAAACCCCTGCTCCCAAGCCTTACAAGCTAAGTATGAGGTAAACCATGTCTTTCCTCTTCCTGGCCATCCTATGGCCACTATAAGGTGTCCTGGAGCCATTCCTGTGGGGTAGGCCTTATCTATAGCCTCAAAACCAGTTAATATTCCTGGGCTTCCACCCATAACACTAGATCTGTCTTTTACAGACTGATAATGTCTTTCTGCTGAATCAATATCAGTGATATCTACATCTCTGACATTGTTTGTATACCTACTTAGGGTGGCCAACTGACTTTGCATAACACCAAGTACCCTAGACGGAGCATCTTCTTTTAATGATGAGCCAGCCTGAAGCATAATAGTTTTTAATCTAGAAGAAACAAATTCATTTTTTAATTTATCTAAATAATAACCTGTTTCAGCCTTAGTTTGTACTGGTTCAAAATCTTTAAACTTATCCTGCAATATTCCTACTTCTGGAACAGCCCTAAATTTATAATAATAGCTCTTTAACCCCTCCCATATATCTTTATGGGAAGTAAACAAGTCATCAGCATTGTCAGCAAGAAGTGTGCTTATGTCTTTATTTTTACACACAGCAGAAATTAATTCAGCTTCAGTGTTCACTCTTCTTCAACCAACTTCTTTGTTTTCTCTAATAGACGAGCCCGATTGGCAACATCTTTATTAATTTGTATCATCATATCTTCAAGCCTATCAAAATTATTATAAAAAAAATTTAATGGATGACCATTTTTACCAGTGCGAAAATAATAATTAAGAACATCTTTTGCTTGCTCAAACCCTATGCTATCTAAAACATCTTGCATAGCCCACTTTTCTTTATATTTATTTATTCTAGGTTTTTTCCCATACTTCTGCTCATAAAGCGCCATGTAGATAGTAAGAAGTATGTATGGTTCTTTATTTGTTGCCATTTAATTCTTCTTCTACCTCTTGTGTTTTTAAAATTAATTTAGACTCAACAAACTTATAAACTCTTTCAGTTGCAGCATCAACCGATTCGCCATCACGAACATAGTCGTCTACTCCAATTCCAATTTTAATACTTTCAAAGTTACCAAGATTTCTAGTAAAAGAAAGATCTACTCTTACCTGAGTGGGTGGTCTCCAATTAAAATACGGCAACTCCATGTCGCCCTGCTTGGGAGGCAACTGCTCAAATCCCATTAATGATCCGCCTTTCTATGTCTACTTAATGTGTCGTGACCGAAAATGCCCCAACGCAATTCTATTTCCTTTTTACATAATTCACAGACTACAATTCTGCTTGACACTAATCCGCCTTCCATACTGGTACAAAGTTACCTTCAGTGGTCTTAGTATACAATATAGTGTTGTGTTTGAGAAGTGCTCTTAATTCTGTTTTTGATGGCATATTTTTAGAATATCCTGATTCTAAAACAAATTGATGTATGTCCATTATGTCCGATTCGCTATACATAAATTTATACCAGTCACTTTCTGGGTTTCCAATTGGATATACTTTTTGAGGATATTTAATTTTACCCTCTAGTATATAGTCTTCAATTGTAATTTTGTGCTTATTTAGTAATTCAGCCACTTGTTTAGTAGAGTAAGCATTTTCCATATTCTTAATTACTTGAGAATAAGAATAAAGAACACGTTTTTTATCTGGATAACACCATGCAATTAATTCATCTTTGGCACGGGAATAGTTCAATACTTTATGTATTTTACTATTTAAGAAGAAATAGCTAAGCTTTTTAGCTTTTCTTTTTCTATTGTTTCTAACCATTTACCTAAAGGACTTGTGTCTTTGTTTATCATCCAGCGCTTACCGCACATTATACAAAACAATTCTACATGTAGTTTTTGTGAAAAAACTCTATCCACAAATACACGACCACCACAATTTTTACATGTCATCATAGTTTAAATAATTTCCCATCTACTACACATGAATAATCATTAGAAACTTCAATAAGCTGAATATGTGGAGTTTTACCATTTTCTATATGAGCAATCGCAAAACCTTTTTGCCAATCATGATGCTGCATATATTTCATTCCAGAAGACTTTGGGTCACACATGTGACCAATTTCATAACCACGTATGGTTTCTCCTTTACCTTTATTTCTTAGTTCATAAGTTTGAAAATGTGCAGCCAATCTATGAGAATGTCCACGAATTAAAGATATTTGAAGGTTATTCATGTCTGCACGAACAGCTCCAGTGTCTGCAATAGATATCCCATGATGTACATGTATGTCTCCGTATCTTTTTTCTGGCAATGCGTCATAATAAATATATTTGTATCCAAGAGAATCTAGTCTCCATAATGCTTCTGGAGTAACTATATTCATAAATTCTGGGAGCTTAGCATCTAAGTAATTGAAAATTCTAATGTCGTGATTACCCAATGCAGTAAATAATTCAGCTTCAGCGCCAGCAATTTCTCTATTCATTTCATAAAATTCTCTAGCGCCTTTTGCTTCATGCTGCATTAAAGGAACAATCGCTGCACCATTTTGATCCTTATACATCTTAAGAAATTCTGCAGATTTCCCTTCTGTGTATTTACTATAGCATGCTTGATCATCAGTATCTCCAAGAATATCTACCACATTCGGCTTAAACCATTTCATTACTTCAAACCAAAGTTTAATCATCTTATTATCTTGGTATGGGAATTGTTGGTCTGATGAAAGCATCCATTTTAAATCATTACTCACTTTTTTATTCCTTGTTCTATTTTTATATAAATATCATTATTTATTATTGATATATTTTTTTCATTTAAATTTGTTAAGTTAGACAACATGAACCTGTTGTCTTTATTTTGTATTTTTGGCAAATCGTTATACCAATTTGTTAAAATATACTTAGTGCCAGATTCTACAGTTTTAGCTGTATGTGAATATGAATATGAACTTGGGAAAAGTAGTACAGATGGTTTTTCTGGCTTTACATTTAAATCAAAATGCTTAAAGTATGTTTCTCCGCCTTCGTATTCATCTGTATTTAAATATACTAAACATGAAACTGTTCTATAAGTTGGAGGACCAGAATCTCTGTGCATTTTATAATAATTTCCAACACCATATCTTAAGACTATAAATTGTTCATCATTAATAGTTAAACTCGGTCCTTCATTAAAAAACATATTATAAGACATTAAGTTTTGATTAACCTCAAAAGATATCTCTTTATTGATATCTTCTGATAAACTAGTTAATCTAGTAACATCTGAAGTTCTAACTGAAGTAACAGAATTTGGCAAATTTTTTGCGTGTGAGTGGTGAGAAACCTCTGCATAAATTTTTGCTTTTTCCCAAATGTGCTCATCAGAATCTTTAATTAGTTTTAAAGTTTTATTTGCCAACCTTAAATTTAAATCATATTGAAAAATTCCAGGAGCTAATATTTTATGATTCAAGGTGTCTCCGTATAAGAAATGTTAATTTTGTATTAACATAAAAGAAATTATAACATATAGATTTAAGGTGTCAATAGTTATTCTTCAACTTTGAATTTTGCTGAACTTATAAAATTAACATTTAAAAGTGGCTTAGCTGCATTTTGAGTGCCTCCATCTTTATAATAAACCTGTATTCTAGGTTCATATTCACCTCTAACTGCCACCCTAATATCATCGGCGCCAGGGTTTTCTAATTTTGGAGTTATTACAGTAACAGGATCTTCATATTTAGAAGAATCCCAAGTAAAGCCACAGGTTTGCTCTACAGTACTTCCGCTTTTTAAATTTTTAAAAGAAATCATTCCTGATCTGTGGTGGTAAGTATAGTTTTGAGTAGTACCATTAACTGTAGTGCTTATTAAATTATATGCATTACCAGCCGTAGCCCTTATTTCACTAATTTGAGATTGTAAACTTCTTAGTTTTTGTGGGTCTACAGGTTCACCATCTGCAAACACTTGTATATCTGCCATATCATTCTCCGTTTATCTTAGTGTCAAGTTCTTTTGCATACTCAGATTTTGCTTTTTCTTTTTCATTAAATTGAGTAATTTCTGCCCTTAATAGAGCAATCTGAGTTTCATACCCAACCACTAGCTGTCCCATTCTTTCTTGTAATGCAGCGACAACCAATTCCAATTTTTCCATTTTATTCCTATTCTGTTAAAGAATTTACACTAGTAAATTCTACATCAAGTGCTGCCAATTGAGTATTAATTTCAGAAACTGTTGTAGTAATCAATTCAATTAATTTCTCATCAGGTTCTGTTGCAGCATTAGCAACAACTAAATCTAATTCTAAGCCATACTTTTTATACTCTAGGCCTCTTTTTCTAGATTCAATTATTTGCAATTTATCTTCTTTTGTTAATATAGACATATTGTCCTCCTTTTATCATTATACCATTACTATTTATTTTTAGTAAAGTTCATATTATCCTGGATACCAGTTGCAAGTACAACTCCATCCTTCTCCAAAATAAGGCCAGTTACAAGAGTCTCCACATCCACCGCTTGGGAAGTGTGGTGGGAAGAATGGTGGGAAGTGTGGTGGGAAGAATGGTGGGAAGTGTGGTGGGAAGAACGGTGGGAAGAATGGTGGGAAGTGTGGTGGGAAGAACGGTGGGAAGTGTGGTGGTGCAGCAGATGGTCCAGACCATGAAGATGGGCCAGCATATCCAGAATCGTCTAATAAATTCACTGCCTTTACATAAAAACGAGCCCAAGTATTTGCTTGAGTTCCTGTTGTAAAGGTTGCTGATGTTGAAGTTAATCCAGTTTGTGCAGTTGAAGTGTGTTGTACTGTGCCTCCGTTGGTTTGAGCAACTTCACGATATGCTGAATAACTGGTAGCTCCAGTTACAGAGTTCCATGAAGCGCTCCAAGAATGCTGAGATCCATTCCATCCATTATATGTTAAAGTTAAACCAGTTGGTTTTTGTAATCTTGAAGATGTAATCTGATTAGATTCAACCATAGTAGACGTCCCTCCAGCATTGTATGCAGTAGCAAAACCTTTAAAATAATATACTGGTGCATTTGCATCTGAAGTTGTAACGGTGTAATTTGTGCTTGAAACATAATATAAGCTATTAGTGCTTTTATTAACAGAATTCGCATATGTAACTGGATTTGTTGTGCTAGCACGAATCTCAACAGTGAATCCGTCTGGTGTTGGACTCCATCCAGTAGTTGTAGCAGTCAGTAAGGTACCAGCAACTCCATTTCCGCTTAAGGTAACTGATCCTCCAGATGGCTTAGACACATTTGGAATCCAAATTGCTGTTGCTGTTACGTTAGCAGTGGGTGTATAACTTGTTCCAGCAGCATATGTAGTTCCCCCTATATTCCATCCACCAAAATCATTATTTGTTTTTGACATAGAGCCTTGACCTGCAAGAGTTATGGAATTGCTAGTAGCGCCCCATCTAGCATACATTGTTCTTGTTTGATCTGGTATAAATGTTCCGCCAACTGCAATTGGTCCATATGAAGCACTTCCGCTAGTTGTACTGTAATATCCATTCATGGGGAAAACAGCTTGAGATGCTGTAGGGGCAGTTCCACTTCCAGTTCCAACCGAATATGTTACCAAATAAGAATTTTTATTTACTGATGGAGCTGTATGAGATACTCCATTATACTGAGTAGTTGTTCCGCCTCCGCTAGTTCCAGTATTTCTATCCCAGGTAACTGTATACTGTAAAAATCCAACAGAATTCGTAGTAACAACTTGATTTGGAGATGTTCCATTTGACCATGTAACAGTTGCTCTTACAGAATAATTATTGTCTGCCGAACTCGTTGTATATGTATTACCTGCCGTTTGAACAGTTCTAAAAGTACTACCACCAGTTCCGCCATCATTTCTTTCCCAAACCCAGGAAGCCGTAGGTGTTGGTGATCCCGTAGCATCTGTTTTTGTTAAATACAAAACAGTACTTCCAGGAATTCCTGTAGAAATTTGTGTACCACCTGAGTTTGTTATTGATGCCGATCCACCAGTTGGAGCAGATGGTAGTGATGCAGTTATTTGAGTCCTATCATCGTCAACACCATCTTTTAAATTGCTTCTAGTCATACTGGCCAAACTTATTAATGTAGATGATTGAGAAGTAGACTGGCTCCATGACCTATATGCGTTTAGCCCATCTTGAACTGCCGTAGTGCTTGGAGTTACTGATGTTAATCCATTATTTATAAAGTAAACATCAGCATATGCTTGGTTCCAATAAAATTTAACTTGATACTCTGTCATCTGCAAAGAATCATTCCAATAGCCGCCACGCCACCTAACGTAGTAATTAGTGCTGTCTGCAAAAGTCCATAATCCGCCTCCGCTTACAGTATTAGATGTTCCAGAATCGGCTCCTTGTCTTAAATCTGCAAGAAGCGGAGCTAAGGTTATTCCAGAAGTTGGCATAGATCTTGAACCTCCTGGATCTGTACCTCCCCAATTTATAAAACCATTTGTTGAAATATAAAGCACTGTATTTGCAGTAAAATTAGAAGGCAATGCTATTCTTCTTTGATTTCCAGCTAATTGATAGTTGATATCTGTTACTGTACCAGCTGTAATTGCTGTAGCCTTAACTCCAGTATATAGGCCAAGTGTCTCATCTGTGCCAGAATTAAATCTTTCCTCTACTGCATATATATAGCTTCCCACATCTGTTGGTTGTGGGGAATACGAATATATATTTGGTGGAGGGGTTAAAGAAGTGCTATCTTGCACTAAAATGCCTCCAGTTGTGGAGCTTGTAGAGTTTTTATACCACTTAACAGTGGTTCTATTAGATTCAGCTTTCCTAGCTTCGGTTGTATTCCATGATGCGGAAAATGTTATTGCAGTTCCAACTTGTGGATTTGTAACACTCATACTTGGAGTTCCAGAAACTTCTGGAACCCTTCTTATTATTTTTATATATGGAGACCTAGAAACTCCAGTATATGATGTGTTTGTAGTATTAGCTTTAGCTTCAAATGTTAAATACTTTCTGTCATATGTAGTGTTATTAGTTGCATTATCCCAGGTTGATAATGGCAATATATCTACACCAGCTCCAGCAGCAGTTGCGCCAGACCATGGAGTTGCAGTCTCTCCTGGAAAAATAGTTCCAAGGTCATTATCCGAAGTCGGTATTGCAGTAAAATATCTCCAGGCATAGGTATAGTTGTTAATAGTGAAACCATTAGCGTCCCATATTGCGTTATTTCCATAATAATTTGACCCTATATAAATATAACTATATTGAGTAAGCCTATTGTCATAGGTTGTTGTAGAGTCTGGACCAATCCATGCAGTTCGACTTGCAAAAACTCCAGAGACTGGCCAAACCTTAAGCCATTGATCTGCAGTTCTAAGCCAAATTGCTATAGCCTGTTTCCATCCAGGAGAACCAGAAGCGTCTGTTTTGAAAAAAAGATTAATCATCTTTCTCCATCCAGGAGAACCAGAAGCATCTGTTTTAAAGAAAATATCAGACATTATTCATCCTATGTATACTGTATCCAGATATCTCCATGTAAACCATCTGTAGCAGTAGATGATTTTGCGCCAGTTCCTCCAGATATGTTTCTAACGGCAGGGCTTGAATGACTTGAGCCAACAACTACTACAGTTCCTCCAGTTGTATTCAATCCTCCAAGAACGCTAAGCCTACCAAGTATCGATAAGTTTGTAGAATTATCTGGGCCACCTATTTGAACTATACCGCTTGATCCTCCACCTGTATATATTTGCAATCTTCCAGTTCCACTCATGTTTAAAATTCCAGTGTTTGATGGATCAGTTAAGCCAAAATATGCTGCTCCTATTGAAGAACTTACGTTTTGATTACCAAGGTTTTTACCGCTTATACTAAATCCACCGTTTGATAAGAAACTATTGCCAGTATCAGATATTGAAATTAATCCGCCATTTATAGTTGCAGTTACTACTGCTCCAGTAACGGGGTTTGTTTGACTTGATGTTAGTGAGCTACCTGTTATTGTTGTTCCAGATATTGTTCCGCCAGAAATAGTACTTGTGGAAGCATTTAAAGATATAGTTCCATTGCTAATTGTATTTGAGGAAACTTGCCATCCAGTTCCATCTCCGCCAATATATCCAGTTGTAGCTCTAATGTCTCCAGTTATAACTGCATTTTTAGCAGTTAATTTACCTGTTGAATCTACTTCAAATGGGTATGTTGATGGTGTTCCTGAAGCAGTTCCTATTTTTAATACACCAGTTCCAGTAATAACTGGAGCCGTTATTGATATTCCAGAAGACAATGCTCCCTTAAACTGTGCAGTTCCATCTGACTGAATTACAAATTGTTTAGATATTATAGATCCGTCATCTACATTTATTAATGTTCCGCTTTGGGAAAATGGAGCAGTGCCGCCAGTTCCAGTGCTTGGGGCAAGATAGCCACCAGACTGTATGCTTCCAGTTGTTATTTTGCCTCCAGAGATACTGGTTACTTTTGTGCTTACAAAAGAAGTTGCATTAGTAGATGTAACGTTATTAAGGTCTTTTGCTGCAACGTTTGCAGCAGTTGTATCTCCAATTGTAACGGTTCCAGTTATAGCAACAGTTCCGTCTCTATTTACATAAAATGAAGGGTTGCTTTTACTAACTCCTGCCCAAAACACTTTAGCTTCTGTTGCTGATGGAAGCCCCATTCCTACTTCAAAAGTATTTCCTACTCCGCTACCATTAATTTTAATTTCTTTTGAAGATGAATCTAACGAAACTGTTGATGTTACTGTATTTGCATTTAAAGGATAACTTGATGTTTTTGTAATTGATGATGTTCCAATAGACCAGTCAGCTATTAAACCGTTTTTTGCCTCTATTTGTCCAGTAGTGTCAAGTGCAAACATTCTAACTCCAGAAGAGTTGTATGCTGCAATTCCAGCACTATCAATAAGCACTCTAGATCCGCTAGCCTTATTTGCTCCTATATAAAAAACACCTGGGGAAACTAATTTTAAATCACCTTGAAGTTCACTATTACCCTTTACCGTCATTGTTCCAGCAATTGTAACCGAAGAATTAGTTCCAGTTAAATTACCTCCGCCTAAAGAAAACGTTCCATTTGTATATATATACTGACTTCCTTGGTCTATCCAAATTCCATTATTTGCTCCGTTAGCTCCAGTTCCAATTTTAATCTGACTTCCAGTTGATCCAGTTGTCAATAGTCCAGTAAATGTTCCAGCTCCGTTTACAGTTAATGTGGAACCATCAAATTTTAACTTATCTCCAATTGATAATCTTCCAGTATTGTCTGCATAAAAAGAAGTACCGCTGGCAAAATAATTACCAGCTCCTATAAAAATTCTTCCTTTCGCAGTATAAGTAGATGGAGCTGCTAAAGCTGCATCTGTCATTGTTACAGTATTTCCATCAAGCCTTATTCTATTTGTGCTAGTGCTTTCTCCGACATTAATAGTTTTATTAGTAAAAAGTAAATCTGTTTCCATCTTGTCCGCTTTAATTTCTCCAGCGGTGATATGATTTGCATAAATAGCATTACTTGCAATATCAAATTGACCTGTTCTTGATGCTGTAAATGGGCCAACTGGTGTTACAGTTGCAGTAGAAATTCCATCTGCATCTTTTGCCCTAACTGCAAAATAATAATTAGTTGCAGTTGTTGGATTGGTTTCAGCTGGATATGCAATTGCAGTTCCATCTTTTAAAGAATTTATTACGGCAAAAGTTCCATTTATTTCCATAACAAGATTAGCTGGGTCCACAATATTTGTGCTATCAACTGTTTTTACATAAACTTCATAAGTTACATCGTCTGATCCATTGCTTATTTCGTTCCATGTTAAAGCAAAAGCTTTGAATAAAGATTTTACAGTTATAGGAGAAGGGTTAGTTGTAGGTCTATTCCCATCGCTTATTGCACCAGAAGAATTTAATGTTGCCGTTCCAGCTAAATGATTAGTGCTCAATGCTCCATTGGGTCCAGAATATTTAGTTGTAACTCTAACCCTATATGTTGTGCTTGCGGACAAACCTCCAAAAGAAACTGTTGTTGATCTTGTATAAATTTCTTGCAACGGAGAGCTAAATGTTGTATCAGCATTACTTGTTAACTGAACTCTATACGATTCAACATTGCTATTGTTTGGAGCTGTCCACCTTACGGTTAAAATTGAATCTGTAGCGGAAAGTAATAACGATGTAGCAACAGTAGTATTTGTTCTATTGTCAGAAACAGATATTGGATTTCCAGTAACATTTGTAAACGAAGACTGGTTTCTTCCATCTGTTGTTGCAACAGAAAGAGTATAAGATTGGCCAGTTGCTATTCCAAGTTTGACTGGCAAAGTAGTTAAATATGTTTTACTTAAAAATTCTTGAGTCCATTGAGCATTATCAGATTGCCTAATTATTTTAACTATGTATCCATTAAAATCTGAAGGCGCTGCAGAAACGGCATTTGTTACCGTCAAAGTTATAATACCAGATAGACCAGAAGAATCTGTTGTATCAACTGTAGCAGAAGCTGTTGCGGATTGTATTGGATCTGGAGCTAGAGAATCTACTGCGGCTGCAACAATATCTACTGGGGTAACGGTTAATGCTGTTGAAAAATTAGTTGGAACACCTAAAGTATCTATAGCTCTTATCTTTACCCATTTTTTGCCAGTTGTTGATCTTATAGCAATTGGACTAGATGTTCCGCCTCCAACATATTCATATCCATTTATAGGGTCAGAAGTAGCATTTGACGTAACATGAAAAACTTCTATTTTTTTAAATGGTTTGTCTGCAGAATATTCTGAAAATGAAACTTTATAACCATTTACATCTTCAGTAAGTGCTGTTATTGACGGGACAGATAAAGAAGAAACATAAGATATTACAGTACCACCGCTTGAATTTAATATTGTAATTGGGGTACCCTCATTATTATATATGTCTACTGTTCTTATATTTCCACTAAAATATGTTTCAAGGTTGCCGAATACGGCACCAAATCTATTTTGTTCTATTGCAAATCTTTGTGTTGTTCCAGCAACTGGAGACAGAGTAAATGTTTTAGTGTTATACGCCCCTGTAAGTGTTATAAGGTATTCTTTTAAGTACTCATTACCAGATGAAGATGGGTCATGATTAAATGTTACTACAAAGTTTGTGCCCTCCCAAAACCCTAGTACTCCTGTAGGAGATGAGGGGGCTGTTATTTTTGGAGTTACTGTACACTCTGAAGTTAAATAAGAAACTTCTCCATTTTTTCCAAATGCCCATAACCTAACACTGTGAGACCTTGGCGGAACAGCTATAGAAAATGTTCCAGCTTGAGATAATGAACCTACTGTTTGATAAACTCTTAATGATGTTACTGGATGCTCATTGTCTTTAACATCTATATATACTAAACCTAAATTAGATCCATAATCTGCGCCGCTTTCTGTTTTACCATCCCATTTTATATTTAAAATTCCTTGAAAATATGTAACATTGCTACAACTAAAAGACGGTGCTTCTATTGCTGGAACAGCCTTAGTTCTAAATTCAAATATGTTTGAGTATTCGCTAATACCAAGTTCGGCATCTTCATATTCCCATGCAAATACTAATCCGTAATCAGTATTTGGTTCAAACCCACTAAAAACTAAATCTATGTATTTACCATCTGATGATTTAGTTTGTGTTGGATTTAAATCATAAAAATTTGCCATTTACTATGCACCAAAGTCTAATCTTAATTTATATTCAATAATTAAATCTCTACCAGCAATTTTTTCAACTTCAGTTATATTTGATCTAGCAATCATTCCATAAGCTGGGTCAAAAGTATCTTCATCATTTATTCTTAATCCATCTACAACAATTGATGTGGCTGATGTGGTAGGAGTTACTAATATTCCAATTTTAGATATATTTGATTTATCTGGAGTCCCAACTATAGTCATTTGAGACAATGCAATATTTTTTATATTCCAGCCAACTGAGTGTCCAGTAAAATTAAATTGATAATAACTTGTATCAGAGCTATAAAGTTTTATTTTTACTGATGACAAATTAGCATCATTTACCTTGTAGGAAAATGAAATTGTGTCAAAGTTGCTATAGCCTGACATATCAAAATTTTCTATTACACTTGTATATTCTCTAGCGGTTGTTCCATTTGAAGAAAATACCAAAGAACTATTGCCCACTCTATAATTTGTTTCATCTAATGTTGGAGTAGGAGACCATTCATATATTGACTCAAAAGATGTTATAAACTTATTATCATATATGTTGCTAGATAATCTTTTTTCTGGATATAGTGCTAATTCATTTATTTTCCCAGCCAAATTTGTTGGTAGCTTTGTGTTATATATTGCAGTATATGTATATGGAGATACAGATGTGTCAACATCAATTCCTCCAAAAAGAACTGGAACTCTATAAAATTCAAATCCTAATCTAGAATTAGAATCTGACAAAGCATACTCTGAGTTTGTTGCTATACCAATAGCAATTTCTTTTTGATAAAAGTTTCTATTTCCAGCCAAATAATCTATCAAAAATCTTTTTCCAAATTTAGTTATCATGGTGTTCCCCCCTGGGAAATTGGTTTAGTGCTTGCTACTTTAAATCTTTTAACTGGGCTATCTGCAGAAATGTATGCCCTAATAGTAACTCTAACTTTTGCAATACCGTTTTCATAATATATTACCTGACCTACTGGCCGTTGAATATCGTCTAGCTGAGGTCTTTTTGGAGCAGGCTTTGGGGGATCTTCTGGATCTGGATCGTTTGGATCGTTTGGATCTTCTGGAATCGGTATACTTCCAGAAGGACTAATTATTGGAGAGGAAGACTTTGTTTTAGAAGAACCCTGATCTGACAACCACACCTTGTTAAGGTAATATTTGTCTACCTCATCTCCTATAATTGGAACTGAGATGCCTGCGGAATTGTTCTTTTCTGCCATTTATTTATTATACCATTATTGTTAAATAGCCCTACAGCTAATGCTGGTACTTACTCCTTCCAAAAATGATAGTCTGACTTGAGTAATAATATATTTTTTATCATTAATAGACAAATCTTGTAGGGGATAATTTATTTTAATTATGTCTCCTGGTGCAAGTAAGGGGTTTCCAAATACTTCCATATCTACACTTTTCCCTTTATTCAATTGTGTAGATGTAATCCAATCTGCAAGGGCTTTTGCATCCGTCATTGATTGAATCCAAGTTGATTCAAATTGTACTGGATACTTTTTGGCCCTGCTATCTGGATCATCTGTTGAATATTCAACAACTCCTCCATCAATAACTGGATTGCCAATAATTTGAAATGTATTATATTGTCCATCAGATAAATTAGTGAATCCAGAAGTATTATTTAGCACATACATCTCTGCTGTAAATGGTTGTAATTTACTTGCCATAATTGTTACATTTTTATTTGATCCAGTAGAAAGATAAATTGGTATTGCTGGGTTGCTAGAGTCATATCTAATTTTTTGTTTTTTAATTTGTCTTGCAACAGATCCAAATTCAATTAAAGAGCCATTTCTAGATTCTTTTGTTTCTCCAGCATTATATATTAAATCTCCAAAAAGCATTGATATTGTGTCGTCTGAATAAACTCCATTATACCTATAAGACGCCAAAGAATTTAATGTAGCATAATCAATATTAGATATGGTACTTGTACCTTCAATATTTAATCCGTATAAATAATCATAATAAACTATGCCTTGACCACAAATTAGGCCCAATCTGTTTGATGGAGAAAGTGGGCTCGATGTATCTTCTGCATCTATTCTAAACCCATTAATCCATATCGTAATGTTATTCTTAGATATGCTTCCACTTGTATATGTAGACTTAACTAAAACATCTACATTATATGTTTGGGCAGCGTACACTCCAGCAAATTTACTAACTGCATTTGTTTGGCTAGTTTTTAAAACTGTAGTAACTCCAGAACTGTTGGTTTTTAACACTCTAATATCTTTACTGCTTTTTGACAAGGCTGTGGTGCTTAATATTACATGATAGCCCTTTTTCCCACCTTCTCCAGCAAATATTGTAAAGCCGCCTATTTGCTCTGTAGAATATGAATTTTTTAATCCAGTATCAAATTGATTATCAAAAAACATTCTTGTTCCCATAGAATAATAACCTGGTTGAGATGAAGTGCTTATGTTATTAAATGTAAAAATATTAGTTGTAAACCTGGTTTTACTTTTATCAAAATTTGTTACTGGTAAAAAAGCTTTTGAAATATTTGAAGATCTTTTGCTCCAATCTATACTAGCACTCGTATAGACACTAGTAAGATCGCCTTTAAATTCTGGGTCTCCTGGAGCTATTAAATCTATTGTGTTAAATGAATATGTTGTTTGATATGCTGTAGAATGAGACTTTGGTGATGTTCCCAAGGAACCTCTTTTTTTAATCTTATATCTTCCAGTTGGTTTAAATGTATTTATATTATTTGTATCAGTTTCAGCTAGTCCAGAATGTTTCCAAAAATCTGCAGACGATTTAATTACGGCAGTAGTATCTGAACCATCACTTAATTTTTTATATTGAAATTCTATTCCTTCATATTCTATAACTTCTCCATTTAAAAGCATATACCCTTCAAAATCTGGTATTACCAAATCGGAAGTTATTAATTGATCAACAGTTTGATTATTTAATGTAATAAAATTAGTTTCTGAGTTGTCTAGATTAACTGCTAATGTTCCAGCTGCTAATGAATCTTCTGCTGATATCCACACTGGAGCTGCACTGTTTGAAACGTAACCACTTGTTCCTGGACTTGACCATAAAATTTTTACAGAATTTCCAGCCACTGTTTCCTTTTTACTTAAACTTATTATGTTTGGTATGTATGAAATAGAACCACCTGATGATATTACTTCATTTGTAAAGATCCAGGATTCTGATCTTTCTGAGTCATATATAAAATCTCTAGTATATATTTGTAAAACATCATTGTGGTCTACAAAAATATTTATTTGCATATCTCTACACAATTCTTGTAAACATTCCCATACTGTTTGCCCATCTTTTGTCCAAAAATATCTTACTGTTGGAACTGATTGATCTGTTATGTTTCCAGAAATATCAGTTTTTACATTTACTCTATAATTCGAAAATCCTATTGAGTCTAAAACTCTTTTAATAATTGATGTTGCTGGAGTATCCTGAATTAGTAATAAAGGAACTAAAGTGTCTTGTAAAATTTTAGTTGAGTCTAAAGCCTTTATTGTAGCCGCTCCAAATTCTGAAAGAGACCATTCTACGATATAGTATCTACCTTGAGGAATTTGTATATCGCTTGCTCCATCATTAACATTCATATATAAATTTATTATTGCATTTTTGTCTAAATATAATTTAGATGTGTCAAAATCTAGATCTCTATTGTATTCTTCTAAAATGTTATCTGTATTGCTTAGTTTATTAATTCTTAATGTTAATAAATTAGCGCTCAATGTTCCAACTGGAAGAATTGCATCATCAGAAATACTTGTTTCTTTGTATAAATCTACACCCTCAATATCTTCTTTTATTTCTACAACCCACCTAGGACTAAATTCCAAAACTCCGATAAACTTTCCTGTTCCAGAATTTGTTGCAGTTAAAGTTATTTTTTTAAATGATTGCGTTGATGAGTAAGAATTTGGCTTTGTTAAAGACCATGAGGTTCCGTTATAATAAACTACTGCCTCTCCATTGTTATTTAATGATGTGCCAGTCCCAAGAGTTACCACTGTATTATCTGATTTTGTTGCAGATATTGTCCAAGAAGTTGGTGTGTCGTGATTTGTCTCAAATCTTGCCACAACCTTATTACAAGGTACCAACTTTGCAGAGGGAGTTGTATTGTTATTAAAATATTCTAAAGATACATTTATGTTAGAATTTTTTGGTCCAACCCAATATTTATATGCTGTGTCTGGGCCAGGATAATAAAGTCTTGGTTTTGTAGACTGGCCAATTGATCTCGGATTATCAAATGAATTTAATGGGGTGTCTGTTTGATTATTTGTTCCAGGATATGTTTCAGAAGTATATATATAATATTTAATTCCTGGAAGTAATGGTCTATTTATAGAATAAATACTATCTATTGGAAATAAATTTTTAAAAGCATTAGATAACGAATGATCAGCGCCATTTGATGTAGCTACAATTTTATCAATCATATTGTTTATATTATATTCAATATTTCCGTCAATTGAAGCTTTTACTGAATAATCTTTTTTAAATATATCTTGTATTTTATTATTTTGTGTAGAGTCTGAAAGAGTTATCATACCTGCTCCATAGATAGATTAACATTCCAATATCCCTGTATTCCTCTTTTTACCAATGTGCAATCTAATGAACTAAATACAACTGTATATATATTGTTAGTTGAAGACTCTGCAGTTTGTGCCGTAAAAGATGTATTTATTTTAATTCTAAAAGGCTTTTGTCCATCAGAATTTTCATAAAATATTTTTAAATCTTCTGCACCCCATGCCCCATCAACAGTCTCATTTCTATACGAAGGAAGCATTGTCCATGCAACAGAAAATATTTTTTTGTCTGCAATAACAAATTCTCTTAAAGTTCCGTTTGCCATCCTGACAGATTGTTTAATTCTGTTAGTGCCTATTGTAAATTCAGATCTATTATGTTCAGAAACTCTTCTAAATTTTAAAATATCTTTATCTGCAGGCAATAAAATATTTCTGGTTGCTGTAGTAACGTTATAATTTTGGCCTCCAGCGTTTCTATCGGAAATGTCTCCAGGGTATCTAAATGCTGTTCCAGAAGTAGACATAGACAACAAATCTTTTGCTTCTATGTATAGCGCAGAGCCCTTTGGCAAAACTTCAAAACTCATATTACCATCCTATTTAATTGAGACATCTTTCCAGAACCCATTTGTAACTTCTTATCATTGATTGCTGCAAATACTTCTCTAGCTGCCGCCCTAGCTAAAGCTCTCTCGTCCATTCCTGGAGAAGCATGAATATCTAAGTCTATTATAACATTACCAACATGCCCTCCATTTGCCATATTGAGTCTCTGAGACCTAGCCAGCATTCCACCTAAATTGTATTTAGGCATTGATACATTTCCAACTATCCCGCCCATTGCCATATTATTTATACTATTTAAAAATCCGTATCCAACATTTTGTGCAGATTTTGCATTTATTACGTATTCTCCATTTGATAACATTGTTGGAATTGAATCGGATGTTCCTGTTCCAGGACCAAAAACTTGTCCTCCGCTGTTCATATTTCTAGCCTGAACCAACTCTCCTAAAACATTTTTGTTGGTGTCGTACTTATAAATACCAGACCCGTTAAGAGCAGTTGCATATGTTTTACCTTTATAATTAAATACTGCAAAAGTCATTCCGCTTTCTGCAGTAAATATTTTTGTTTTTTTATCTTTTGCTAAGCCCATAGCTTTACCGCTTGCTTGCTGTCCGCTTTCTGCGGTAATAGTTGCTATTGATGTGCTGTCTGATTTTCCAGGAGTTATTGTGTCTGGATCATCTTTATCATCTTTCCATTGGCCTAAATCTTTCTTTATTGAGGCTGCTAATTCTTTAATCGTCATGCCACCAGTTATTAGTAATGCTTGTGCACGAACAGTTTTCATGTCTGCATCTAAAACATTAGACATTTGACCCTTTACGGTGTTACTTGTTAAAGACAATCCAGAAGTTGTACTATATGTTGGAGTTTGTGTTGTTGCATCAAACTTTAATGCTTTACCAGTTACTGGGTCAAAAAATTGACTAAAAGCTTTTTTGATATCTGCAGCAAGGTCATAACCTGGTTTACCTTTTTGAACTGTTGCTGCTTGTTGAATTTGAAGAACTAATGCTTGCAATTGATTATTAGTTTGATTATCAGCTAATCTTTTTTCAGAGGCATTTGTTATAAATTGATTTGTTTGCTTTTGTAATAATAAATCTTTATATTGAGAACTAAAAGAAGCAATCTTATTCATTGCCTCTTGAGCTCTAGCCGCTTCGTTTTGTGCGTCCTGGAAAGCTCTTTGTCTTTTCTTTTCTTCCTTGGCAAGTGCTTCTTGCTGTTTTCTTATTTTTTCCTGTTGTGCATTAGCATCTTCTTGTATTGCAAGCTTTGCTTGCTCTACTTGACGAGTTTTTTGCAACTGTTGTAAATTTAATCTAGCTCTTTCTGCTGCAGCAAAATCTCCTCTTGCTACAGCAGCTTGATAATCCAATCTAGATTTTTGAAGTTCTATTTCATAATTTTCTCTAGACTGAGTTGCATCTAATGCTTTTAATTTTTCATCAGCAGCTTTTTGAATTAAATCAATTTGTTTTTGTAATTTTTCATTTTGATCCTCTACAGACCTTGAAGCTTTTTGTTGTGCTAATGCTGCTTCTCTACCAGTTTGATCAATTATATTTTGCAAGCTAGCCATAGTAAACCCAACTTTTCTAAATGTGCCGTCGAGTTTATCTGCACCTAAATTATTTTTGAATGCTGATTTTCCTTCTTCTACCAAAGAATCTTGAGCGGCAGTAAAAGCTGTTAAATATTTATCAATTGCTTCTGCTGTTGTTGAACTAATTGCTTGAAGATCTATCTTAACTCCTTTAAGATATAGTCTCCATTTGGCATAAATTCCTGCTATTGTGTCGCTCTTTGATGATATTGCGCTAAGTTCTGCTGGCAAAGCATTATATGCGTCTACGCCTATTTCTTGATTAAAACCTTTTATTGATTTTAATTTATTAGTAGTTTCTAATAAAGCCTTATATTCTCCTTTTAAATTTCCTACAGCATCTTTTTGTTGTGAAGTAGAAACAATTGCTTTGTCTGTAAGGTCTATTACTGAACTAATTCCCTCTATAATTTTTGTGTCATACTGCTCTACTTCAGTGCTACCAGCAGTAATAACTCCAGATAAACTTTTAACTGAATATTCTGCTGCTGATGATGCATCTCTTACAGAAGTAAATGATCTATCTGATAAAACTTTTACCGCTAAGTTAGCATTTTTAGAGGCAGAAATCATTCCCATAATTTTTTTATTTGCTTCTTCAACACTCATACCAGCAGCAATAAATTGTGCCTTTATGTTGGTTGCCAATTCAGCAATATTTTCTGCATCTGCTCTATTAAATGAATCTACAAAGGATCCCAGATTTTCTTTTGCATATTCCTTGGCTTCTTTTAATTCTTGCATTGACATATTTAGTCCTGAAATTCCGCTTAAACTTCCTCCACCCTTACCAACATTTTGTAAAGAAGCCTGTCTTTGTGCAACAAGTTTCATCTTATCAGCCAAGCTAGTGTATTTTATTCCAGCCTCTTCTGCTGATTTAGCATTCATTCCAAATCTTAGCTGAGCATCCCTATTCCACTCTCTTGTTTTTTTAATTAAAATTCCAAGAGCTGTTATTATTGCTGTTATTATTATTAACGGACCAGCGGATTTTATTTTCGTTAATGCTGTTACAAAGGTGTTCACGCTAAATGTTCCTGCTTTAAATACAGAAGCAACAGCAATCATGCTCATTTTTAACTTAGTTAATGCGGCAATAATTTGTGGCATCATCATAGGAATTATGCTTGATCCCATCATCAGGCCCATTCCTAAACCAGTTTTGCCCTGAGACATTAAAGCACTTCCTGCTGCCATTCCTGCCATACCCATTGCCATTTGTCCGCCATAGCCAATACTGCCTCTTGGGGCAACCAATCCTTGTCTTTGGGCTTCTGCTCTTGATATGTTTTGTCCATCTAAACGATATTCAGTTTTTCTAAAACCATAATATCCTAATTTTCTGCTTTCTAGTTGTCTACCATCTTGAAGTGATTGTTGTTGCCATGGAGTCAATCCAATTGGTCCAGTTATCATTCCAGGCTTATAATGAGTTTGAAGTGTTCCAGCTTCTCTGTGTTGTTGATAAGCTTCTAGCCTTAAAGGATTTAATTTAGTAGACATGTTGTCCATAAGAATTCTTGTTCTAAGTCCAATGTATCTTCCAGTACTTGCTAACGTTGTTGCTGCGGATTTAGTTTGTGCAACATATGCCATTAAGCCAGCCCTAGTTTGTATTGCCATGGCTTTAGAAGTTTCCGCTATCATTATTCCTGAATCTTTAAGCTGAGATCCATATGTCATTAAGCCAGCTCTAGCCTGAAGCATTGCTGTTTCTAATGGATCTGCTATGCGATCAAACATTACATTGCCAGGATTATAAACTCCAAAAGTTCCCCTTCTTCTAGCTGTTCTGCCTGTTCCCATTTCTCCTTCTCTAAAACCTGCTGGCTTTCTATTTCCGTATGAAGACCTATTTCGACTAATAACTCCTCCGCCTTTATTAAAAGCTGGATTAGCATGAATTGATTGATATTTGCTCCAGTTAACATTCATTCCATCTTCAAGTCTTGCTAGCATTGCTATATATGGAGCTCTGTCAGATTCTGGAAGTGAATTAATAAATGCTTGTAGCTTTGGATGCATTTTTTTCATAGCTGATTTCATTTTTGCGCCATATTGTCTTGGAGACATTCCTGCTGCTATTGAAGATGTGTTGTGTGCAAAATCTTTTCTTGCTCCACCTCTCACGGCAAGAAGGTTTATCATTGCCTGTTTTTCCATTGAATTCATTGATTCTGCAAAAGCGGTATTCATTGATGCTCTAGGGAATACTCCTGCTGGTCCAACATCAGCTAACACGTTTCCAAAAACATTAGACTTGGACAAATCTTTATTGCCCATTAATAAAGAAGCAACAGTTTGTCTAATCATTTGATCTTCTGTAAATTTAGTTCCACCAGCTGAAAACCTGGAATCAAAAGGGGATTCCAATCCTAACAATTTGCTCTTTCTAGCTGGATCGAATGGATTTAATATAGTTCTAACTGTTTGATTTGGAGAATCTAATCCAAATACCTCTCTGGCCATTCTGGTTCCATACATTTCTGCTTTTGCAGTAATTTCATTTGGAACACCTTTAAAAAATACTAAATCTCCCTTATCATTTTTATATATACCAGAAACTCCAGGAATTGGATAACTTTTTCCAGAACTTGGCATAATTTGATGACTATAAGAAGCTGGAGACATGTTTGCAAATTCTCCAAGTGCTGCTTTGCTACTAAGTTCTTTAGATGTACGCAAAACATTAAGCATTTTTTCTGGAGTTAATAACGACATTGGATTTAATCCATATCCATATCTTCCGTGTCTTATAGAACCTCCAGGCACTGCTCCTCCTGAATTTAATCTAGCATCTACAAAAGAAGCTCTCGGCATTAAGTTAAATCTTGGATTTCTAATTAAAGATAAAAACTTTAAGAACGATTTATTTCCTACGGCACCTCTTTTTAATGATTGGCGAAGCTCTTGCATATTTCCAACCCCAGATGTTTTTGCAGCCCAATCAACTAATGATTTTGCATGTGGGCTATCAAATGCAACAAAATTACCCCATAATTTTCTTTTTCTAACATCTCCAAGTTGAGCATGCATCCAGTTAATATCTGATTCCCCAGCCATAGCCTGTAGATAATTTCCTCTTGCGTTATATCCCCAAGCTCCGCTTGAAGAAGTTTTACCTTTTATGTCTCTTGGTGACATATGCTCAGATGCAAATTTATTATTTGATTTATCTCTTAGCATTGCAAGCAAAGATTTTTCTTCTAAATTATTTAAATTATCTGTAGTGATTCCAAAAATAGACTTATAAATTCTATCAACTTCTCCTGCACGAAGATTAGATACAATGTTTTTATCTCCTGTTAATTCTTTAAGAAGATTTATAGAGCCTGAATCAATTTGAGAAGCATGTAAATTCATAGTTCCTGAGCCAACGCCCAATAATCTATTTTGAATTCCAAGCCCAGTTAATTTTCTTTGCCTTTCTTTGATAATTCTTAAAGCTTCTTGTTTGAATTTAGCACGACTTACTCTACCTGAAGTTTTTGATGTAGATTTAGTATATGCCTCTTCAACATCTTCATGTGCCATTTTAACAGCTTCTTTAGGATCTACTCCTACTGAAACAAGAGCTGAAGCTGCATTTATTTTCATTCTAAACTTGGCCTCTTCTGTCCAATTTGATGATACGTCATATCTTTCTGCTATTGCTGCTCTCGATCTATAATCATCCCAGGCTCCATAGTTTCCTATGCCTCTCATTATTTGTCCACCAAAATTATATCCATTATTGGCAGCATCTACCGCTGCATATAGCATTGGATCTCTTTGAATTTTAGGTCCAAATACTATTTCCCCTGGAGTTAATGCTGCTGTTATCTCTCCGCCATTTTCATAAGTATATGGGGCCATAGCAACAAGTGATGCATTTGCTGGGTCCATTGAAGCTTGCTGATTTAATACATAACCACCTAGCGGAACAGAACCTAATCTATCATCATAGTTAATTGATGTTGGGCCAGATACTTGAGTTTTATTTGGTCCAAATGATTCTACCTGTCCTCCAGAATTTAATTTTGGAAACCTAGTTGTTTGAATGCTGTATGGGGCTCCAAATGTTCTGATTCCACGAAGTCTTCCAAACTCTTCCATAACAGCTCTGTTTGCTTCTTTTTTGTATAAATCTCTTAATGTAAATTGTCCAGTAGCATCGACTACTGGCTGATTCATTAATGGAGCTTTTGTAAAATCAATTGTTCTGCCACGTACTGCAGCATATGCAGCAACTTCTGATTTTAAAGAAGCTTCTAGTTGTGCATTAATAGCCATTATTTCTGTTTTAGCCGCATCAACTGTCATTTTCCCAGCTCTTAGTTCTGAGACAATTCTAGCTGATTGCGTTGCTGCATTGTCTGCTAATCTTGTTGTAATTGGTAATATGTCATCAAAAGTATCTAAAAGTTCTGCACTTACAGTGCCACCTAGTGCAATAGTTTTCTTTAAACTAGCAACTTCCGCTTCAGTTTGCATTCCAAGAGTTGCCATCAGTGCGTGAAATCTGGCAGCTTCTCCAGCAACTATTCCAGTAGATATTCCTTTTACTGAAGTTAAACCTTCTATATTTGGGAGTCTGTCTTGCATAAATATTTGTGGAGTTCTTAAAATTCCTCTATTAACTGGAACCGCTCCAGGAACTCCTCCGAATATAGATGCTGGGTTATTTGGATCTCTTGGGTTAATATGAGACATTGCTCTTGTATTAATTTCTCCAGCATATGGATCATTTGGATTAACAACTCTTCTTAAAGGATTAATAACTGTGGATCCGCCAACTGTATTAACAGCAGGGTTTACTGGAACAGACCCTGTAAGCATAGCTTTTTGTAGATTCATATAGTCTGAAACTAATTTAGTTAATGCTCCATGTAAAACCTCTGCAGCTTTAGCATCAGAATAAAATGCTTTTTCTACCATTTGAGATGCTTTTTCTGCAGCTATAATTTCTGGAGTAAGCATTTTCCATCCATGAGCTCTTTGGAAAAATGCTCTTAATTGAACTATGCCTTTAGTTATATATCCAAAAAAGTTAGCAAGTACACCAGTTAACATAATTATTGGACCAATTACTGCTGTAAAACCTCCCAAATAAGTTACAGCTTTTTTAATTGGTTCTGGTAGATTGTTAAAAAAATCTAAAACTTTGGTAAAAGCATTTAAAAATTTAGTTGCTACTCCTAAAAATTCTTCACCAACATCAGCAAGGCTTGCCCTCAATCCTTCTATCGCTCTTCTATATTTACCAGAAGCAGATTCAGTTACCATCGATAATTCTCGACTGGCTATGTTAGCTAGCTGGGAAGCACTTGCATTCATTAACTCCATAACCTGAAGAGTTTGACTTCCTTCTTTTCCTAAGTTATTAAAAAGAGCTGCCATTCTTGCAAACTGAAATTTACCAAACATTTGCTCAAGTGCTCTTGCTTTACTTAATGGATCCAGTCCATCTAAAGCTCGCTGCAACTCCATAATCATTCCCGTAGTATTTCCAGTATTACGTTGAACCATTCCCATTATGTCAATTCCAAAATCTGACATTACCCCTATTGTTTGTTTTGTTGGGTTGATCATAGAAGCTAAGCCAGACTTTAATGCGTTGGCTGCTTCTGAAGCATTTACTCCACCTTCACGCATAGCTGTTAAATATAAAGCTAAATCTTGTACGTCTCCGCCTAATTGTTTTACAACAGTTCCAGCTTTTGGAATTGCTTCCACAAGATCATTAAGGGTTGTTGAAGTTTGGTTTTCTACGGCGTTTAAAAAGTTAATGGATTCTGTTAGTTCTTGAGTGTTTGATTTAAATGCTGTTTGAATTGCTAAAGTTGCCTTCATTGCTTCAGCTCTATCAACCTCTCCAAGCACAGCCAATCTGGTTGTTTCCTGAAGAGATCCTAAAAGCTGTTGTCCTTGTTGTCCAGTTGCGGCTATATCAGCAGCAAGCCCAATTGTTTCTTTAAAAGAAACTCCCATAGTAGAAGATAATTCTTTTGCAGTTTGAGTAACATCTTTTCTTATCTGTGCTAAATCTTTAGATGTGCTTCCTGATAAATCTCCATAAACCTTAACTAATCTTGTTAACTCTTGATCTGCTTCTCTAAATGCTTTTGCAGCCTGGGAACCAAACATTGCAAGCGGGACTGTAAGACCTACTGTCAGCTGTCGTCCAGCCCACTGTGTATTTTTACCCCAATTTATTAATGAGGTTGCTCCTTCAGATAATGCTTTATTCATTATCTGCATTTCCATTCTAGCTAATTGAATTTTATTTTTTGTTAAATCTAAACCTCTTGGAATCATTACATTGTATTGCATTAAACCTTGAGCATTTCTTCCCAAAGGTTGCATTACAGCATTTTGAAGCATAACTTGTTCTTGAGCAAGTTCTCTAATTAATCCTTTTGAAGTTTTTATATGAGTTCTAAATGTAGAAAAATAATCTTTAAGTTTAAGTCTTCCAGCATCAAGATTTTTTCCAAATTTATCTACATCTGATTGCAGATTGACAAAGTGGCTGGAGTACATTCCGCTACCAATAAGAGAATCTCTAAATAAATTATTAGCAACCTTTGTTGCAGATGCTATAGATTTATTTGATGTAATTAATTCTCTTTGTAATTGCTGTAAACTAGCTGTAGCCCTGTGTACTTCAGACACAAGGCTAGATAAGTCAGCTTTGGCGACTATACTCGTTACAATTTGTTCGTCTGCCATATTACTCCTTAGAGTATCCTAACCCCATTCCGATTCCAAAACCAGCTTCGCTGGCAAAAGATCCTTGTAAGCTAACTACATCATCTGCTGATGCCGTTATACCAAGTGCCTTTCTTCTTACATCGTCAAAGGTCTTACTCTCTTTTTCTTCTGCGTCATCATCTATTTGTATTCCTTTTAATGATGCTGCAAACTTTCGCTGGTTGTGCTCCTTCTTATGCATTGAATTTAATGTCTGAAGAAGCTCAGGCATTGATAAATTTTCTTCTAACTCTTCGTAATTCTTCCAATGCCCAAGAAGAAATACTTCGCCTAATAATGCGGCTAAATCTAGTTCTGACCAGCTAGAACCGCTGCCGCTATCAGGTTTGGGTCGTCCATCTTAATTCCACCACAAACTTCAAGAATGCGGTTAATTGTTGGGACATCCAATGCCTCTTCTAATTTATCTTTGTCTGCAACAAGTTCTGGTAGCTGTGTTTCTAGCGCTACAGCACATGCATCGATAAGGATACCTAGAGTAACATTTTCATCTGTTGAGTCTTGTGTTCTTTTAACAACTTCCATAAATTTACGCAGTTGCTTGATTGATAATGGCTTTAACTTTACCTTAGCGCCATTTTGTAATTCAATTTCTTCTACATCATATACTTTTGTAGCCAATTTATCCTCCTTTAGGATTCTAAATTATTATAGCATAAGGATGTTGCAGATACAATAAATAAGCCCCCATTTCTGGGGGCTATTTATTAATAATTAATTTTAATTATTAAGCTGGTGTCCAAGCACGGTCAATAATTAAACCGTATTCTTGCCCGACCTTTGAAGCATCTGGAAGAAGACGGAATGTTACTGGAAATGTGGTTGGCGTAGTACGAGCCAAAGAGAACTGTGACTGTTGTACTGAAAGAACACGACGTGCATAATATACACGCTCTGTATTTGGAGCATCTACTGTTGGAGCTTGTCCAACTGCAATTAGCTGACGCTCTGTTGGAGCCTCACCTAAAGATCCACCCGCAAGAGCGAGTACATCATTTCCATTTTGTGTTCCTGTAGTTGGTGATGTCAAGGTGTCTGATCCCTGTCCAAATACAACTAGAACATTTGATAATGTTCCTTCGGACATTTCTGTTGCGATCATAACCTCCATCGCAGACTTGAATAGCTTTGCTGTATCAAGGAGCTGATCTACAGTTACGGAATCGTATGTTGGATTATAAGTAATTTGAAGACCATTATTAGTAAAACCAACATTTCTGTAGTAAAATGCTCCGCTATCAATACCGTTTAGGGTTGTTGTATAAGACGCAGAAGAGCTATATGCACCTGCATCTGTTGAACCTGGTTCTGCGTTTTCCTTGTATGCTGATCCTTCTGTAATATCAATGTTTGATATAAACAAAGGAGACGCACCAACGAGAATATTTTTAGCATTACCTGCTGATTGTGCCATGAGTTTTTATCCTCCTATTTCATGAAATTAATATATATATATTTGGCTGGCTAGGCCCTTTCCTCTATGGACAATTTTACGGTATTTAGTCGCCTAAAGCAAACTAGGCAAATCTGCCAGAATTGTCTGTTATTCTAGAGTATTGAATTTCTAAAATTATATCTGTAGATAGAAATCCCTGTAATTCTTCAGATGGGCTGGTAGGAGAAATATCGGCTATAAAAATACTATGAAATTTAAACTTATCAGATATGCCAGACCAATAATTAATATCTTTAGCTGACTCATCCATCCTTCTAAATTCATCGGTCATGAAATTTCTAATTTCTACGATTTCTGATATGTCTGTTGTGTATACCGTAAACAAAATTTGCTCACAGCATATAAGCCAATTATCTTTGTAGGAAACTCCTATCTTATCATAAACTATATGTTTCTTGCCGCTTAAAAATTGACTCATTTCTGGAGTTTGCTGTATAGGAATAATTGGCACAATGTTTTCATTTAGATTATCAGACCAATAGTCGTCTTTATCAAATATGTTATTAGAATGAAGTTTTTCCCAAAGATATCTTCTCAATTCAAACATTGCATCTAATTTATAATTAACCATTATGACACCCCAGCAAATGCTGCAAGTAGGGCTGCGTCTGCCTCGCTTGCAATAGTGTTTGGTGAAAATTTATATTTAACAGTCTTAATGTGGCCTGGAATTCCTAATGCTTTAGACATTGAAGAATTAAATATTTGTTGAAATCCAGATTTTTTTATTGATAAATTTACAAGTTGCCCTGTAAAAAAATATCTATATGAACTAAAAAAAGAATTTTTAACTGCAACTCCGCCAGGTTTATTAACAGATATTGATTGTCCTTTTGGCATAAACACAGTATATCCATTTACATTAAAAACTAATCTTTCTGAATATCTTGGGCTAATTACAACTGTTTTTCCTTCTTCCATTACAAATGCTTTTTTTGTAAACACATGTCTATGATTAGAGTTTTCTGATGGTACGAAAGTTTTAGAATCCAACAATTCGTAATTTATTTTTAAAGATAAACCATCTTGAGATATTTTTTTTAATTTAAAAAGTCTGGCATCTTTATCTCCGACTCTATCCCATTCATAAACATGATGCAAAGATTTTGGAGAAGTTCTAGCTTTAGAATCTATATAATTTGGAAAATCTATATTAATTTGATTAAATATAATTTTTCCAAAGGCTTTTTGAAAATTTAAATCTGAAGTTAATTTAGCTAATATATTTGTTTTATAAAATAATGCTGCTGAAATTTGTGCAACAGTTGAATCTTTTATAGAACCGCTTACTGGCTGACCTGCCATTAATCTAACAAGTCCGCTAGCTGCCTGCATTGCTAATGCTTCAGATGCCAATTTGCTGATTCTCCGATCTTCTCATTGAAGAGTTATATCCAAGTACATTTCCAAAAGGATCTGTTATAGGAGTGACTCCCATAATTTCAAATACAGTTGGTGTCTCAGTTGGGTAATTTAATTCAGACCAAATTGGATTACCTTTAGGGTCTCTAATATTAGTTATCTTGTCACGAACAGTTAATCTTTCTGAAGTTCTAACTTGTATAACTTGTTCATTAGAATATTTGTTTGAAAATACTTGCTTATCGCTTGATCTGGTGGTAGAGGAATTACTTATAATTCCTTTTGCGTATGCATCTATTGTTCGCTGATACTGCCAATCTCTTTTTATTGATCCTGTATCAGGATCTTGAATTTCATATTGTCTATAAATATCTAACTTCATTGATAATATAGAATCTACAAGATCATACATCATATTACCTGAACTTTGCTTACCATGACATAATCAGACAGTAGTTTGTCCGCATAGGCATTTCCAGTTCCTGCGTAAGCTTCTGAAGTATATTCAAAATCCCAATCATATGTAGATATATTTTTTATATATTTATTTCTCCAAATTTGATCTTTTGCAAAAAAATCTTTCATTAGCTCAACTGCTGCTAACTCAACATCATCGGGGACTTTTTCCCAACCAAATCTACCCTGAACCTTATATGAAACATTTGATCTAAATACACCAGACGTGTCGTATATTGATGGTGGGACAAGTCCGTTTGCTATGTATGTTGTATTATTAAGCATATCTGACTTATTAACTTTAATTCCATATCCTGTAGCAGAAATTTCTACTGTTAGGCCCCAGTTATTAATTTCATTTATATTGTCAAGCAATAATGAATCGTCAGCATAAAGTTCATGAATTGATTGTATTTTTGCTGGCATCGGAAGAGTATCTGAATCGTAACCGTTTAAAACATAAACATCGTCGTACAAAAAGAACTGCTGTCCAGTGTATTGCTCCACTTGTTTTCTAGCATATCTTTCTGCATTTAATAATTCCTTGTATGACCTATAATTTGGATCTGTAGAATCTAAACTAAAGCCTAAATCTTGAACATGATTAAAATCAACATAAGGAGTTACTACAAAAATCTCATCGACTTTACTAATATATTTATCTCCAATATAATATTCCCACCTTAACCTTAATGTTCTATTTCTGTCTGTATACTCAAATGGCACATAGACTATATATGATCCAGGATTGTTTTCATCAGCTACTGTGTCTAAAGTTGCAATAACAGTTTCTGGATTTATTGCTGGATCGATTGCTGGATCGCTAGTAATATCATAAAGTTTTACTTCTGGGTTCTCATCTGGAATTGCTACATCTCCATTCCAGAAAACTTGATGGGTTATCGGAGATTGAGAATTTAATAAAATTTCTGCCATCTATAAGTTTAGTTGTAGTACTCTTGTACCTCTCTAGGAGTAGCTAACCTAAACCCTTCCTCCTTATCAAAAATTTCTTGTGCGATATCAGGCTTCATGGCCACAAAAGGATGATCTTTTGTAAACGTGTGTCCTGCAACATCGTATCTATAATTTGCTCTTGTCATTCTAACCAAGACCATGTCTTCATCTAATTCCTTATTAGGATCAAATTTTGGAAGAACTTCTGGAGCATCTTCTTTAGCGTCTTCTATATTTTTAAGTGTGTTTTGATAGACTGACCAAGTTACGCCTTCTTCTGCCAATGCGGCAATAATATCTGCTTTATTCTTTAGTCCATCTGTTTCTACGGCAAAATCTTCTGCAATTTGCTTTAAATCTTTTACCTTTAGTGTGTCAAATGACATATTTACTCCTTTGGTATGTAAATAAATTATAGCATTAGTAAGTTAAAAGGAAAAGCCCCCAAAATTAATTTGGAGGCTTTTCAGCAGTTTTAATTCCTATTTATTAATTAGGAAGCAACTTTAACGTTCTTAACAACAACCCACGCATCTGCCTGCTCAATTTGGCATCCAACACGAGTATACATTGTATATTCGATGGAGTCCTTCTTTGGCCAGAAGAAGCGATAAACTGTTACATCACGCTTGATACCGATAACTACGTTATTTGGGAATGTCAAGTGGATATCACCAAGATCATTGTCGGCACCCTGAGTTTCCTTCAATAGAGGAACCTCAACAATTGGAATACCAAATGCGAATGGTGCTGTAAATCCAGCTGGACCACCAAGACCTGCAGTATCTCCACGGATAATGCTTGCAGCAATATCTTGTGGGTTAACATTCTGGATATTTTGTGATGTTGAATACAAATAATCCTGAATTAAGTTAGATCCTGACAAGAAGCGAAGATCTGGTCTGCGCTGCTTGTATTTACGTGGCATAGCCTTAAGTGCATTATTGAATACAGCACGAGATACTGGATCTCCATCTGCATCAACAACGTGACCGTTGGCCTTAGCAATCTTTACAATGCCGTCAAAAGCCTTGTATAGATTATCTCCAGTGAGTGTAATGTCACCATTAAGGACTACGTCCTCAAGGTCATTACCTGCCTGTGTTGCCATAAGTCTTGCAATATGATCTTCGAGATCGGCACCTTCAATATTGTCTTCTAGAGACTCTGTCGAAAGCTCCCAATCCAAACGAAGCTTCTTTGTTGTAAGAGAGATCTTTGAGAATTGTACGGCAGAATTTGTGCCAGTATTCTCAGCTTCGGCTGCAAGCTTCATAAGCTTCTCGCCAACGCCAATACGATCTATCTCTGTAGTATCAGCTCGCATGCGAACTGTACGTGCTAATTTTCCGACTACTGTTGCATCGAACATGTAATCAAGGAATCTTGCAGATTGCTCAGGATTGAGCAATCCACCCTTACCCTCGGAACCGACGTGGATTCCAGTGGTGGGGTCTGCTGCTCCAGTCATACTACCTGTTAGGGTTGTATCTGCTGCAGCTGCTTTAGCTAATAGTTCATTACTCATTAGTTATTTTCACCTACCCTTATTTAATCAATTCACTAACGGAACCGAGGAAAGTGCCGTTCCATTTTGATTTCTTTATTGTTACTTCCCGTGACCCGCCAAGGTCAGAGGACTTCTTAATTGCAGTTTCTGATTCAACTGCGTCTACTCTCTTCTCAACACCGTCTATGGTGTTTTTAATTGCATTTACTGCATCTGAGAGTACTGTGTGTTTTTCTGCTAATTCTGAAATTCGAGCATCCACGCCTTTGCTAAATGTTTCAACTGTTTCTTTAATTGCTGAAACCTGAGCTGCGTTTGCCTCAGAGGCCTTTTCCAAAGTCTCTGAGAAGAAACCCTTAAGGTCGCCAAGCATCTTTGCAAAATCAGGTTGTTCGACCTGTGCATCTGATACATCGGCTGCTTGTTCCAGAACTTCGGCAGAAGTGTTGTTTTCTGTAGACTCTTCTACTTTTTCTACTGTTGGCTCTTCAATTACTGGTGCAGCTTCTGCAACTGGTGCTTCTGGTGCACGTAATTTTTCAACAGTTTCTTCAGTGTTTGTAATTTCTACGTTTTCCACTTCATTACCTCCTTCTGCGTTTGCCTGTTTTGCTATTTGTGTATCAGGCAACGTTAATCTTGATTTCTTATGTGAATCAAGAATCTTATCTATTTCTTTGGATTTGTTTACATCGTTTGATTCAACCCACCCAATTAATTCTGCTTTTTTACCAGTCACTGGTGAAATATATTCAGCTTCTGTTGACATAAATACAGAATCGCTATCTGCACAATAAAAAATATTTTCCATTTTGACATCTGCAGCAATACCTTTAAAAATCATTTGACCATTGACTTTTTCAATTGATAGTATGTTGCATAATTCATTTGCTGGAGAATCTACTATTGATAATTCAACAAGTGCATAATCCTTAATAAAGCGAACAGATTCTCCTGTTGCCTTATTCATTTCTGTTTCTGAATCTATAATTTTACCGCCGATTGAAAATCCTTGTAATGTTCCATCTAGTACTTTTTCCCAAGTATCTTGTGCGCCTTTTGAAATGTATGCGTCTACGTAAACACCATTATAAAACTCTTTTGACTTTGGATCATAATATGTTTCTGGTCTAAATGAAACAACTTTACCAACCGAAATTGGCTGATGCATTTCTCTTAAATTTCCACGAAAACTTTCAAAAGCTTTCATACTTGCTTCTTGAGTAACGACATCGCCAGTCTGATCCAGGTTGTCAAGTGTTGCAAAACCTGAGACTGTTCTTTTTTCTCTGTTGACCTTCGTAAAAGGAACCGATAAATTAATAACGTTTCCCTTAGAAGACCAATGTGATTTTTCAATGGTCATATGTGTATATTATAGGCTTTTATATATCTAAAGGCAAATAACCAGTTGAGTAGGACTACTCAACTTGTCTGCCATCACCTTTTGAATTTCGTCCTTCTCCTGAATTATCTGGGGAATTTGCGGCACGTTCTCCGTCTCTTGCCCTACTCTGCATTGCCTGAGCTTTAATTTCAGCAGCCTTGGCAGCTAAATCTACTACCTCATCGCCACCATCTCTTGGAACCATACCCTTCCTAATTCTAATTTCATTAGGAGTAATTACTTGTAGCCTCAAATATCTTTCATCAATCTTAGATTGAGTATCTTCATCGGTTAAACTTAATTCATTAAATTTAAGAACTAGGGCATCGGTCATTTCTTGAATAATTTTATTTAATTTCTTTTCAAGAATATCCTGTGCTGGAGCACAAACTTGTTCTTTAAATGTTTTATCAGCGTCCCTAGCATTTGCTAAAGATATGCCAGTAGCTGTCCCAACCTTATTAATTGGAACTCTATGCGCCATCAATATTTCATCTCTATTTGCTTGTCGATAAACGTTAAATGATGATTCCTGAGTTCCTGCTTCAATTGGTTCCATTTTAAATTCAACTTTAGAGTCTGGAGAGTCTGGTGGCAAGGGTATATACAAGGACCTATGATTTTTGCCCTTCAATCCGACTTGGAAAAATTCTAATAATTTACGTTCAGACTCTGTAGATAATTTAGCACCTTTAACGGTAATAATATATCTTGGAACTGCTTTATTTTCAAAATAATCTAAATTATATTTGCCCGCAAACTCATTTCCAGCCATTGCATTTTGTGCTGCAATAATGTCTGGAATTCCATAATAATTATTTTTAGGTGTATATTTCTTTAAATGAATAATTTCATTAGGACGATCAGTTGCGCCTGCAATTGGATTAGGAGTTTCTGTGTCTCCAAAATTGCGGAAGAACACGGCCTTGCCATATAACAATTGCACAAAACCGTCTCTAAGGCGTCTTACACGCATTGTCTTTGACGGTATGTGTCCAATGTACCCTATCTTGCCAGCAGTCGTTCTACCGACCTCTAGATACCCATTACCAGTGGCCTCTACATCGGTATAGAACTTTATAAGTGTTTCTTTAAACGTTTCTTCTTCATTACAATCTTCAAGCCACTCATGTAAATCTTGTTTAATTCTATTTAATTTTCTACGAGCTCTTTCTAATTGTTTATCATCCTCAATTGAATCTAAAGTATCTGTTGTTTTCCTAGATTCTATAAAGTCAAAGCCCAACCCAACAATATTGGAAACTTTAGCATTAATTGCTGCATAGTTATATGGGGAAATTTCATATATTGTTGATAAATAATCTAAATTATATTCTGGCATAACAAGATCAAATAATGCATATCCGCTTACAGCCTGTTGCACTAGTAATTGTTGAGTTGCAGATCCATCTACTCCAGTAAACTTTTTTTGTATATCCCTACTTGCTTTTCTTCTAATTGCTGGACTGAGTCCAGATAATTTTAATAATTCTTCGCCTTCTATAGAAAAAGGGTCATCGTTTGTTTGTACAGCCTGAGTATTAAATCTCATCCAGTCTGCAACATTTGATATTTCTATATTGTTTGACACAACATCTTCTTCATGCTCAATCATTTTTTGCCCTTCCTCAATTAGCCATTTCTTCTTTATGGACTCCGATATCTAGTGGATCTGGAGTAAGCCCCCATCTTAATCTTTGTTTTTGGTATTCAAACTCTTCGTCATCAATTTGCCTACTACCTTCTAAAAATTTTGGATTACCTTCATAAATACCGTATCCTCTTACCGCCTTGGCCAGCAAATCAATTCTGCTTCTATCGCCTCTCATTGAATTTATAGAAAGGAAATTACCTTCATCATCGCCTATCCATCTTCCATCAGGCATTTCCCAGACGTATACACCTAGCCTGGTTTCATTTTCTTTAAATTTAGCGCCCGTCTTTTTTATTTCCATAGGTAATCATTTTACCACTTTTGATACCCCAAGTCCAGCTTTTTGTCAATCGTAATGACAAAATTATTGATTATTCAACAGCTGCCAGTCATAATCATGAGTTATGGACCTAGAAATCCCCCCGCCTTCTGACGCATTTGTAGGTGCAGAAAACTCTGTTATGGTTATCCCAGAGTCAGAAACTGATATTTTTTCATTTCCAATATAAAAATTATAATTTGTCAAATGACTTATTGATGAGCTTTCGTAAAGACATATTAAATTATATATATTATTTGCTAGAGAACCAGATCTAACATTATTCTCTGACTTTGTATTAAACCATATTTGTCCACTAATATTGGCACTTGTTTTTATTAAAATATAATTTGGCTCATCTATATTCAGATATGAAGATATATTAGTTGCTGAAGATATGTCTTGTCCATTTATATATAAATTAGATATATTAGATTTTGTTATTGTGCCATTTGAGTCCCAAGACAAACTGTACTCCACCCCATTTGTCTTGTTGTACATCAAATATCCGCTTGATAATGATACTGGAGTTAATACAGTTTCTATTGACCTTATATTATCTACTGTATTGGCAAAAAACCCAGCACCCAATGACCTGATTCCATTATCAAAATTTCTTGAATACATCTGATATTCTCTATTAGAAAAATCTACATCCCAGTTAGATCCAGAAGTTGGTTGAGATGTAGATATATAAGATCTACCATTATGAGAGTTTAGCTTTTTGTCTTGATAAAGATACACTCCTAAATAATATAACTCAGGAATATATTTTGTTATATCAGTTGATAAAAATTCAACCTTTAAATATATTGAGGTAATACTGCCAACATTTTGTCCCATTTTAATTTGAGGCAACACGGAACCATTTGTACACTCTATCCAAGGACCAGCGTCAGAAACCAAAGAGGAGTAAACCCTTATTCCTTCTCCGCCAAACCATTCTATTTTAGAAGAAATGTATTGCTTCCAATGCATTAGACTTATAGATGTTAAAAAATATCCACTAGATGAAGTTAAATATAAACTATTGCTTGATTTTTTATATTTTATATCATCGTTTTCAAGTATGCCAAATGGTATGTTTGATGGCAAAATAAATTGATCAACATTATATTGATGTTGAAGAGTGGATTTAAAAAGTTGTCCAAAATTACTTGACGCAATTTGAACGCTTAAGTTTTTATAAATATGAAGGTAATGAGATTTTATTTGATTAATTGTTAAGGCATACCTATAAACTGCTGGTGCATCTACAAGAAAATTTTCATTAACCAAAGAGGGTCCTGATTCAAGAACTAAAGATGTATTTGAAAATACTATTGGGTCTATATATTTTGAAATAACAAGTTCGGAATCTACATATAATTTTATAGAGTTACTTTGATACGTAGCAACAACATGAAACAGTTTATTTTTATAGGGCACAGTGTAATCTATTCTTTCAGACTCTATTTTAAAAACTATATTACCGTTATCCCAATAAATTCCTATTCCGTTAGTATCTGCTAGTATTGGAGTTAAAGATGTAATATTTTTGGGGTGAAACCAAACCTCTAATGAGAAATCATTATCTTCTGTTTTTTCTATTGCAAATCCGCCAACACCAGTTTGCCCAGAAAAATCTTTAGTTATTGGGAATAAAATTTTTTGAGTATTTGTTATTTTATTTGCATGAATTCCCCCAGGGACAAGAGGTATTAAAATTTTATTAATACTACCAACATAAGAACCGTTATTGCCACAGCCTGATGAATCATATGATATGGATCCAGAAGACTCGTCCAGCTTCCAAAACCCGACTGGAGAATCTTTTAATACAGATTGATAGTATGACATATTTTAATTATATCAGAATATAATTTATTTCCATGTACCAACAGCTAAATACCTGTCAGAAGTGAATGTTGGGCTAGATGTTATTTCGTTTTCTGAAGGGAAAATTATTACGCTACCTTTTTCTGGCTTAATTTCATTTGTAACAGAAAAGCTAGTACCTGGAAAAGTTATGTGACCGCCACCATAATTATCGTTTAAGAAAAAATATGCAACGTATTTACCGTTACCCCTTTCTTTATGTAAAAATCCTGTATTATATTTTTTCACAGTATAAGTTGTATCTAGGTCAACTGGCTCTTCTATATTATTATAAAGTCTATATTGTGAAAAACAATGATGAAATGTAGCCTTCAATGTATTTACTAAATATAAGTTTCTAGGATTTATTGGAAGTTCTTTTTTAGAAAAATCAGAAGAAAGTATTTTTTCTGACCCAAAAACTTTTGGGTTGTTACCAAAAGTCAATGGAGACCATTTTGATATTATGTCTAAATCAGTATTATTGTTTTCAGATTCTTCTATAAAATTAATATAAGATTCTGGCTCTTGAAGAGAATATGTAAAATAAAATATTTTAGGAGACAATTCTCTAAATACATACATTGCCATATAAATTATCCTTCCGTCATCCAGAATGCTGGACACATGATTTTAGCTCCACTAATTAGAGGAGTAGATTCGTGTAAATAGGGATATGATGATGGGAAAATAGCTAAGCTACCCGCTTCTGGCTTTACTCCAACATCATGATTTTCAAACAATAGTTCTCCGCCCTCATAATCATCATTAACATAAAGAACTAAAGAATATCTGAGTCTCATGTTTCCGTCATATTGATCAGCATGTGGACCAAGGCCTTTGCCAACAAAATATTTTTTAATTCCAAATTCATCATCTAGATTCACTTCATGATCTAAGTTATAATGCTCTTTATATTTTTTTGAACATTCCATAAAAGCATTTGTTATTTCTGTTAAAATGTATTTAGACCTATCATCAATTTCTGGGTCATTTATATTAGAAAACTTAGTAAACATACCTGTACCATATTGATCTTCTGGAACATTACTTGCAGACCAATTTCTCCATTCAGACAAAATATTTCTTTTTATATTTTCATCAAAATTAGATTTTTCAATTTCATCTACAAGTTTTTTTGGGTCAGTTAAACAATTTGTAAAATAACAAATTTTTGGAGCTAGTTCATTTAAGTTATACATATTGTTATCTTTCATAATTGACTGTAATCTACATTAGAATTACTATTTTGAGATACAGAATCCATTCCGTCTGGATTAATCCAAAATCCTGGTACCATATATTTCCAACCACTTTTTACTAAGTGTGCAGTGTGGCTGTAAGGTTCTTGAGATGGAAAAATTATACAGCTACCAGCTTTTGGCTTTACATAAAAATCAATTAAGTCTTTGTTTTTAGGATTTTGTAAATCATCATCCAAGGCGTACTTGCCTCCACCAGACTCGTCTAATATTGAAAGGTGATTCCATGGATTATCTGGAAAACCATTATCTGGATTACTTAAAACACCATCTTTAATTGTAAATGACAATTCCCCGCCCTCATAATCATCATTAAGATACAAAACTAAAGAATACTTTAGCCTGGTATCTCCTTCTTGTGAATCATAATGTGTTCCCATCCATGTTCCAGCTTTATATTTGTGAATTCCTACATTTCTTAAAACTACTACATCATCATCAATTCCAATTTGTTTTTTATAATCATTACACACGTTTTCCATTGCAGAATTAATTGTTTCAATTATATACTCTGCCCTATTAATAATATCTGGGTCTGTGTTGACCAGTTCCGAGGCTATGTTAGAATCTGAGTGACGTAATTTGCTTGTATCATTTAGTTTACACATTTTCTTTTTACCATAAACTATATAACTGCCACGATCTGAATCAACATTCCATTCTATCCATTTTGTAAATATTGGAAAAAATTCTTCTGAAAATTCAGTAGATTCAATTTTTTCAATTAAGTCTTTTGGGTTCTCTATTACATTTTCATAGTAGAAAACTTTGTCATGTAGCTTTTTTGCTATCACTATTTGACCTCCAGGGCAACATCTTTTTTAGCAGTCTGATCTGGTCCAGGCTTAAGCCTTTCGCCACGCTCTTTCATTTCAGCCCAAAGAGCTGCGTCGTCTGCCTGTCTTTTTCTTTGCTCAGCAATATCTTGTTCCCACAGCGCTCTCTTTTCTTCACTATATTCTGCTTCTTCGTTATCCCAAAAGGAGCCTATTGTCCATCTTTCTCCCTTTGTTATCATCTGAACTTCATGAATATTATGGTGTCCACCTGCAAAAGCAACAAGCATTCCAGTTTTTGGCTGTATGGTAATTGGATGATCTCTAAAATTTAAAGCTCCACCTTCAAAATTTTCATTTAAATATAAAAACGCTGCCCATTTACTTCTCTCAAAAGAATTATATTCTGTAGAATCAATAGATGTGTTATCTGAATGATAGCCAGCATATGCCCCTTCTACCCATTTTTGACAATGATAGCTTACTTCTTTTACTGGCAAGCCTCTTGTTTCAGCAACAGCTTCTTTTATTTTATCTTTTAATTGCACAAAAAAATCATATGGAATTCCATATTTTTCTTTACTAGATGTGTCTGGAACATTAGATGCAAATGAGTCATAGAAGGATATTGGATCCCATTGTAAAGAGCCCTCTTCAACAGCTAGCCCCCAATAATCAATTATAGATTTACATAACTCTTCACTAATGAAGTTATCAAAGACAACAATATCCTCTTTTAACCTTCTTTGTTCTGATAAATTAAATGTCATTTTATTCTTTCTGCCTCTTCCTTTATTTTAGCATAATCTACTAACTGATACAATCCTGACTTTATTCCATCTTTAATTCTTTCTTTTTCCATTTCTGACCATAAATCTTTTCCATAAGTTTTTTCGTTTTTTTGCCACTCTTCAGAGCCTTCATAAAATCTTGTCCAGTGATTTCTTATAAAATATTTTGGTTTTACGTATGTTTTTCTGACACCATGTCTATAAAGCTCTCCTGGGTCTGACAAGTAATTTGGGTCTCCAGCTGGAAAAACCAATATATCTCCAGCTTTTGGCTTGTAATAAAACAATTTGTTTTCTCCAACCAAAAAATCTATACCGCCACCATCATAGTCATCGTTTAAATACATGGTGCATGTTAATGTAAATTTATAGCCTCTATTTTGTTCATATTCTACTTGATAGTCTGTATGCATGTGCATAGCCAAATCAAATTCGTTATTTTCTATTCCTCCGCCAACATCGTACTTACAAATTGATGGTCCCATTCTTTTCCAGGCTTCTGTTTCAAATCCGCTTCCTTCGTCTAAAACCATTTTTTCTTTTTCTATCGGAAGGCTGTGATATTCAGAATAATGCTGCGTGGTAGCATAAAACAAGTCTATTATTTCGTTCCAAACACCCTGTTCCAATTCTGCTCTTTTAGGATCAATTATCCCGTCCCAATTTAACATATTAACTTCTTTACCAAAAGTGTACCAACCCTTCCAGTCTTTTAATATAGAATTTTCTGGATTAACATCTGAATCTATAATAGTTTTTGTAACTAAATTTATATCTTTCCATGGATTTTTATACACAAAAATTTTTGGATAAATTTCTTCAAACTCTAGATTCATGGTTTTATTTCTCCAGTATGCTCCAGTATTTGCCAGAAAAATGGTGAAGTAAATCTTCCTCCAGATATTACTGGCCTAACTCCATGAACATACCATCTATCTCCTGGGAAAAAATAAGCTGACCCAGCATTTGGTTTAAACTCTACGCCTTGAACTGGAAAGAAAAGTTCTCCACCTTCATAGTTATCATTAAAATAAAATAAAGATGCTATGTCATAATGTGGAAAATCATTTGGTGTCCCAGCGTCTGGACCTTCATGCAACTCTTTGTCAGCATGAGGATCTTGTCTTGTTCCAACTGGCCACCTAACTATTGCTGGTCCAGTTGCTTGTACTTTAACATTAAAAAACTTTTCTACTTCTTTTTGAAGTCTAGAAATTAAACCTTCAACAACATTAACTATTGAAGGATCGTGTGAAATTTCCATTGATTTTCTTGTACAAACCCTATTTGCCCAAGCATTTGCATCATATATTACAGTACCATTTTCGTTAGTGTGAGAATCTGTAATATCCCAAGTTTTATTTGTTAGTGCAAAATTGGTTAATCTTTCTTTTTCTTCTTCTGTAAGAAAGTTAGGAAGCTCTACTATATTGTCTACACCTTTTCCAAAAAACCCAGATGGTGTTATAGAGCCTAACGATTTATAATCATGGTCTTTATTAGTATTTACTTGATTTTGCATATTATTTATACTTTCTCCGTGTCCAAAAATTTTTCTTGTAAACTCCACCCTCTGTGGTTCTAAATAATTCTGAAGTTTTCATAGTTTTTTTAGCTATTTCCATCGGAGTGTGGAAAATAATTTCTGACTCCCAGTCTTCTCTTTTAAATGGAATTATTTGTAAATAAGGAGTTCCTGCTGGAACAGTCCCAATAAATCCTTGTTTGATAAAAAATGGGATTAACCCAGAAGTAGTAACCTTATCACTGTCTATTATACCACCGACAGTAACCCATGGTAATTCAAAATGATTTATAGGCTGAACATATATTGAGCTATATCCCTCTGGCAATTCAGGGGCCCAATTTGCGTACCAATGAAAATGCCAAGAACTGTATCCTGGTGGAGTTTCAAAACCTTGCATGGGCGGTCTTTCTCCAACAAAATCATCAAATCCTAGTGGAACCTTAACTTTTGTTCTTCCATTTTTTTCATAAAACTCTAAATCACATGGAGTTAAAAGCATATATCCTGTAGTAAAAGTGTCAAGAACTGCTGGGCATGCTTTAAACCCAAACATTTTACCTTCACCATTCCAATTTGCTACAGGGTTTCCTTGCGGGTCTTTTACGAAAGTATCTGAGTCTTCCCACCATTTAGGTAATTTTTTTCTAGCTGGGCATGGAACAGTTTCTTCTTTGTTGTAATGTTTGTTTGAATGAAAAATAATTTTATTCATGAATACCACAACCTTCTGGACCATTAATAGCAGTATCGTCTACTTTAAGTCTAATAGCTTTTACTTCATGATCTCCTATTTTATTACCTTTATGATCTGTTGCATTTCTATAAAAATCGCTCCATTTACCTTGTTTGTTTATATTACTTACAATTTGACCATAATCTTCTTTTGGGAAAAAGTCTCTTGGTAAATCTGTCATTTTTTTAATTATTGCTGTTGAGTTATTTAATGATGAAAGAGAAATTGGCATAATTGCTACTACTGGAGTATGTGGTGGAATCGTTATAACTTCATTTGCTTTAGTTATTCTCCAAGCTATTGGGAATATTCCTTTAAAAAAAGATGTGCTTATTAATGTTGTAAATGGCCAAACCCCATCTATTGGCCAATTTGGAGTTGGCATTGCCAACATAGAAAAATCCTTTGATGTTCTAATTACTAAATTTGTATTAAAGCTAACTGTTGCATTAGCTCTTACGGTTGAAACATATTCATGACCACTTAAGATTTTTACATGGCCATCTTTTTCTTCTGATATGCCGTCCCAAATAAAACTTATTTCTTTAGGGAAAGAAATTCCCCACCCCAAACCATTTGAAAGACTTACTGGAAAACAATGATAAGCATGTTTATCGTATGTATCTTCCATCCACTGTCTCTTGATACCAAGTGGTTTTACTTCCGCAGAAAAACCACTTGTTGTATATACTTCAAATTCCATTAATAGGGACCTTTTATAGATTTGTCAGACATAAATTGTCTATAAAATTGTTCATTGTGAGTCGCATCATTATAATCTGTCATTGTTACAATAGAATATTTAGTACCAGATTCTACTGGGAGTGCTGCGTGTGAAAACAAATAATTTGAAGGGAAAATATATAGGTCTCCAGCTTTTGGCTTAATTGTTTTATCTATTTTATCAAACCTAATTCCGCCTTCTAAATAATCATCATTAATGTACGCAACCATTGAAACTGTTGCTATATAAGACCACCCATGATCTGAATGATAAGAGAAGTGTTGTCCAGGACCATATTTAACAAAGTTCATGGCTTCCCAATATTTCATTTCTATATTGTAAAAAGCACAATAATCATCTAATGCAATTTTTTGTACATCATGAACATCTTGCCATATTTTATCAAATTCTTTTTGATATTTATCTTTTCCTGGATAGTCAAAATATTTTAATTTAAAATCTACACAATCTCTATATTCTGGAATTTTTTCTCTATATCCTACAGTTGCATCTTGCCAATTATACAAGCCGTTACTGTCTTTAATGTTTTTTTCTAATCTATTTATAATATCTAAATCTTTATTTATTACATTTCTATATACCCAAAGTCCAGGAAATAATTCCTCTTTTTCATACATTATTGTTCTTTACCCCATTTTCCTATAGGACATTCTGCAGCAGACAGCTCAGATTTAAGTCTCATAAAACAACCACATTTTTTGCATTGAGATGTTTTATGTATAAAAAATTCACAACTATTACAAATTTCTAATCTTTTTTCTGGTAAGGTTTTATCCTTTACAAATCTTTCTTTGTCCAGTAGATGCCAGGGTCTAGTTTCTCCTTGAGAGTTTTTCCACTCTTGCCATTTGGACATTTACTGTCCAGACGACAATATCCAATTAGAGCCATCCCAAAGTTGACCCAAAGCAACAACTTCGCCATCTTGAACCTCTACACAAGATACATCGTTGTCAAACGCTGCTGTAAATTTCTGGCTATAAAAACTAGTTGCTATACTTGAAGTTATATGAAAAACTTTGTTATTTCTACATAACACAAAAGATGCTATTGGGGTTCCGTCTGGATTCTCTAAAGGAATTCCTGCTGGCATTTTCCAGTGATTTGGAAATGGGTCTGGTAAAGTAAAATTTGATCCATCCCAGGTTGATTTATGAGCAACATTTATTTTACCTGTAGCATTTACTCCAGTAATAGTTTCTCCACTACTAAATGCATCAAGCCACAACTCAGCAACTATTGGTGTAGCCTCAGTATCAACTCTCTCTATATGAAAGACTTCCCAAGAGTTTTCTTCTATTTTTGTAATAAATGCATACTTTTTAATTGGCATTGTTTCTCCTATTTAGTATATTTTACAATATTTTATATATTGCTGTCAACCTTTATCCTGGATACCAGTTGCAATAACAGCTGAATCCTGGTCCCCAATAAGGCCAAGTACATGGGTACTGGCAGCTTGGTGGTGGGAAGTGTGGTGGGAAGAATGGTGGGAAGTGTGGTGGGAAGAACGGTGGGAAGTAAGGTGGGAAGAATGGTGGGAAGAATGGTGGGAAGTGTGGTGGGAAGAACGGTGGGAAGTGTGGTGGGAAGAATGGTGGGAAGAACGGTGGGAAGTGTGGTGGGAAGAACGGTGGGAAGTGTGGTGGGAAGAATGGTGGGAAGAACGGTGGGAAATGTGGTGGGAAGAACGGTGGGAAATGTGGTGGGAAGAATGGTGGGAAGAACGGT